ACTTGGTGGTATTTCAATGGAAGGTTCGATAATCTCAGTACCACAAGGATTTATAACCACAGAAGGCGTTGATGATTATAAAAAGAAAAATATTTTATACTTTCGTAATCTATTTGGTAATGATGAATTAAATGCTGAAGATATTAATAGTGGAGAACGCATTGAAGATGCTGAAGGTAAATTAATTTTTGATATTATAGAAAAATCAGAATAATATTTAAATAATTTATGAAAACCAGAACATTATTAATAGATAGCGATTATTTATTGCAACGTTCGTATCATGGTGCTAAAGATGTTTTCACTCATTTATATGGTCATATAGGGGCACTTTATCAATTTTTAACGACAGTTCGTATGCTTATTAAAGCGCATATGATCAATAAAGTAGTCCTTGCTTGGGATGGACAAGGAGGGGGAATATATCGTCATCGTATCGATAATCAATATAAAGAAAATCGTGTATCCAAAGAATGGCATAAAAGAATTGAAATGACTGGTGCTGAAATTCGTAAGGAGAAAGAAAAAGAACAGTCAATTTTAAAACAAAGAATGAGAATACAACAATATGCGCAAGAATTATTTATGCGACAGATTGAAATTGATGATGTGGAAGCAGATGATTTAATTGCAGCATATTGTATACAGCATAATAATCTTGAAGAACTTTTCGTTTTCTCGAACGACAGAGATTTTGCACAACTATTTGATTTAAATATTACGATAATATTTCCTAACATTTCAGTACCAGTCACCAAAGACAATTACATGATGCATTTTAATCACCATTACAGAAATGCACTTACGTTGAAAATAATATGTGGTGATGATTCTGATAATGTAGCTGGCGTTGGTGGTGTTAAAGAAAAAACACTTTTAGAACATTTTCCTGAACTGAAATTTAAATATGTAACTGTCAAAGAAATTTGCAAAAGAGCAGATGAAATTAATAAAGAAAGAGTTTTAAATAAAAAGAAACCACTTAAAGCACTCGAAAATATATATAAGAATGTTGAAAGACTAAGAACAAACTTTCAATTAGTGAATTTAAGAGACCCAATGCTTACACTTGATGCAATAGAAGCATTAAAAGATTTAGACGCAACAATAGATGTATATAAGTTTGGTAGCAAGAATTTACTGCCTTTAATGAATGAAGATCAATTTATAAGTGTATATGGTGGTACATATGTTAATTACATTGAGCCATTTTACACCGTATATTGTGCTGAAAAGGAATTACTTACAACCTATCGACAAAACAAAAGGAAAAATTTATAAAAACACTTCCACTTACGGAAGTTTCAACTTATATTTGTATAGTTATTAACAATTAAAAAAAATAAAAATGAACGAAAAAGATCATAGTAATATGTTTAGGTTTTCACTAACTCAACAGAATGTTATGTTATGCGAAAAAGTATTTGATGCCGATCAATTTAATCCTTTCACGAGATATTCAATTGATATCAGGGAAATATTGCCAAGGGCAATTACCAGATTGCAGAAAACGCTTTCCCGTAGAAATTACACAACAGCTATTGGTGTAGGTGGTAGTCAATTAGAAAACGAATTAGAACCTGTTTTATATGATTATTATGGATATCACCAGAAAATGGTTAACAAATATCCGAAAGAGAAAAGAGAAGGAATGTATTATAATCCGCAACCAATAGTTCAACAGATTGAAGAAAAAACAATTAGGGGCGTTGAATGTAAAATTGGTTTTTATATCAACAACAAACCTATTGTTGAGAGAACTTTTTATGTTGATGGGTTTAATCCAATAGCACGTTGGTCAACTGAAATAGTTGATGAAGTATCTGATATTGCAAATTTAATAAAAAGTAAAATCTTACACACAGATGTTAAAAATATGTGGGATGATTACGACTTGATTAACATTAAAGGATTATCGATAAACCAAATTAGAGAGCTTTCTCCTGCAAAAAGAGAAGAAATGCTCAGACGACTTAGACGTAACTAAGTCATAAATAATATGGGTGGTTGCTGGAAATTCCTTGTTTTTTGTTTCCATTGTTGGTTAATTAGTGTTTTATGTTTTTCTCTCCAGCAACCGCCTTCCTTTTAACACCTAATATATAAATGGCTGAAAATACCGAACATACCCTGAGTACTTATCTGGGTCCTGAATTTCAACAACGTTTAATATGGCAATTATTGGTTGAGCCAGAGTTTGCAGAGAAAACAATTCCAAATTTAGCAATTGAATATTTTGATGATCCATATCTTAAAAGACTTTTCATTATAATTCTTGAATATTTCAAAGCAAATGAAAAAGTTCCAAATCTCCAAAATCAAAGCATACAACAGGCAATTAATACGTATAAAACTCCCAATAATATTATTGAGGAAGAATCGTTATTTGCAGTAATTAAGAAGATTGAACTTTGGAATGAAAGGATTATAAATAAACAAATATTGTATGAGGGTGATGTAGTAAGAAGGGAAACAAGTAATTTTATTAAACAACAAGAATATAGAAAGACTGGTGAATTTATATTAACTTCAACTAAGAATGGTGATATTAGAAAGAAAACCACTATCGCTTCAATAGAAGAAAAATTTCAAAAAATTCAACATATTGGTGACGATGAAGACTATGGCATAAGCGTATTTGATAATATTGAACATGTACTAAGGAAGGAATTCCGTCAGACAATACCAACTGGTATTGGAGTTATTGATACACTCACTGGTGGTGGTTTGGGTAAAGGTGAAATCGGTATTGTGTTGAGTCCTAGTGGAGTAGGTAAAGCTCTACCTAACAGTCATAAAGTTTTAACTATTAATGGTTGGGTTGAAAATGGTAGTTTAAGTGTTAATGACATTGTGTTTGGTAGTAATGGGAAACCTCAAACAATTTTAGGCGTATTTCCACAAGGTAAACGAAAAATATATAAAATTGTTTTTTCTGATCAAACCACGGCATATTGTGATGCTGAACATTTATGGTCGGTTAATTCATTCAATCAACGGAATCAAAAAACTAATATTAGGGGGAAGACATTAAGTATTCCAGATCATACGTTTCAGATTTTAAAAACATCTGAAATAATGGAAGACGTTAAAATAAAAGGAGGACTAAATTATAGATTACCAAATGTATTACCTATTGAATTTAATAAAACAGATGTTAAAATAGACCCATATGTTATGGGAATATTATTGGGCGATGGTTGTCTTACAAAAAAAAATCAACCACACATAATAACATCAGATTTATTTATTGTTGATAAAATATGTGGTCTTGAAAAAAATATTGTCGTACATGAATATGAAGGTAGAAAAGAAAATTATAAAAAATTGTACAGAATATCTCTGTTAAATTCAAGAAAGATATTGGAAGACGAATTAAATTTATATGGAACAGATTCAAGTACTAAATTTATACCAGAAAATTATTTGCATAATTGTATTGAGTATAGAGAAAAATTATTACAAGGATTAATAGATTCAGATGGTGGCGTTGGTAAAAATAGTGCAATTATTTATTCAACCGTTTCGAAAAAATTATCTGAAAATGTTCGTGAATTAGTTTTATCATTAGGTGGTACGTGTAGAACAACTGAAAAATATAAGACATACACTAATAAGGAAGGCTTAAAAGTTTCAGGTAAAAATAATTATTGTTTAACAATAAGTTTTCCAAATAATGGTATAATACCGTGTACATTACCAGCAAAACTTAATAGAGTAGTAATTCGTGAAAAATATGAATTTAATAAGTTTATTAAAAGTGTTGAATATTCGCATGAAGAAGAAGCAACATGTATTTATGTTGAAAGTAATGATCATTTATATGTAATTGATGATTATATATTAACACATAATACGACCATTTTAACTAAAATAGCAAATACCGCATATGATGAGGGTAAAAATGTTGCTCAAATAATACTTGAAGATACTGTTGAACAAGTTCAACGTAAACATTTTGCTATATGGGCAAATTCTGCTTTAAGTAAAATGGATGAAGAAAACGAAAATACGAGAGTTAATAGGATTATACATGAGAAAGCTATTGAAATGTCAGGTAAAGGGAATCTTGTTATAAAGAAGTTCAGTCAAGAGAACACTACTATGATGGATATTCGCAACTGGATGATTGGCTATCAAAAGAAATACGGTATTAAATTTAATATATTGGTTCTTGATTATTTAGATGTTCTTGATTCTCATAAAAAAACTCATGATAGAAATGAGGACGAACTTGTAATTATAAAATCATTTGAAGCACTGGCTGCAGATTTTGAAATACCCGGATGGTCGGCAGTGCAAACCAATCGCTGTTTAGGTTTAAATACCAAAGTAAATATTGAAGGTATTGGTGAAATTAAGATTGGTAGCGTTAAGATTGGTGATAAAATCTTAACTGCAGAAGGTTATAAATTAATAACTCATGTATTTCCAATCGAAAAACAAAAAACGTATAAAATAAAAACAAAAAGCGGTAAAGAAATTATTTGTTCTAAAAAACATAACTTTATAACTCCAAACAACGATTTAAAAGCAATTAATTTTGGATTAAAAATTGGGGATAAATTATTAGTGAAAAATTCTTTGGTTTGAACGGCAGTTAAGTAATGACACAGTATTTATAATAAATCTTTAATTATGAAAAATTATTATAAAACTGTTGACGAACTTTTAAATTTGAAAAAATTTAAATTAATTTTAATTAATGAAAAACATAAAAGTATTATTGAATCCGAATTATTATTAATTTTTAAAAATTGTAGTAAAAAAGAATTGAGAAATAGATTAGGAAACATTTATAATTTTATTTATTATGATGTGGATAATTCGATAAGTTGGATTGATAGATTAAAAATAATTCAAAACGAATTAAAAAATGATTCTTCATCATTACATTCTCTTGAAATACGTTATGGTAAAGTCGAAGCATTAAATAAATTTAATGAAAAAAACAATAAATGTGTACAAACATTAGAAAAGTATATTTTAAGATATGGCGAGGTTAATGGTAAATTAAAATGGAGAAAAAAAAATGAATTGAATGGTCAATCATTAGAAAACTATATTTTAAGATATGGTGAAGAAATTGGAAAAATTAAATATGAGGATTATTTAAAGAGAAGAAATTTAACATATAAAAAAAATAGATTAAATGGTAAGAAATATGATAATGGTCAATCATTAGAAAACTATATTTTAAGATATGGCGAAGAAATTGGTTCGCTGAAACATGAAGAAAGATTCTCTTGGTATAAATATCGCTTCAGTAAAAATTATTATATTGATACATTTGGTAAAATTATTGGTGAAGATAAATGGCTTGAATATATTAAAAGTATGTCTAAAACATCTTTAGTTTCATTTATTAAAAGATATGGCGAAAGTATTGGAACTGAAAAACTTAATGAATTAGCCGAAAAGAAAAGATATAATAATAGTTTAGAACATTATGTCGAAAAATATGGAGAAAATGGATTGGTAGAGTGGAATACTTATAGAGATAAAACAATATTTAAAAAGCAAAATTACTCAATGATATCTCAAAAATTATTTTGGGAATTATTTAATAAATTATCTGATTATATAAAAAATATTTGTTACTTTGCAGAACTTAATTCTGAATATTTTATTAAGGTTGAAGGAAGTATTATTTTTTTGGACTTTAAAGCGGGTAATGCAGTTATTGAATTTGATGGCGAATACTGGCATTCTTTTGAAAATATGATAATAAAAGATAATTTTAAAGATAAAAAATGTAGTGAATTAGGTATGAAAATGTTAAGAATAAAAGAAAGAGATTATCTAAATAATAAAAATGATATTTGTATTAAATGTTTAAATTTTATAAATAATAATTATGAATGATTTAAATTTACTTGAGGATGAAATAATTTCAATTGAAGAATGTGGCGAAAACGATACAATTGATATTACCGTAGATGGAACGCACATGTTTTTTGCTAACGATATATATACTCATAATTCTGGGTTTAATGCCGAATATGTTGAAGCATACCAAACTGGTGGCAGCATTAAGAGAGTACAAAAAGCACACTTCTTTATGAGTATTGCCAAAACTCCAGACCAAAAAGAAGCAAATCTTGCAAGTATACGTATTATTAAAGCAAGGTTTGCACAAGATGGACAAACATTTACTGACTGTATCTTTAACAATGATACAATGCAAATTATTATTGAAGACAAGAGATATCCTGTAAAAACAACATTGAGAAAACAAACTGAAGATGACGTTAATAGAATCAATGATACTGCAGAAATTGTAAAAAGATCATCCGATATTAATATTCATGCTCAAATCAATCAACGTGTAATGAGTTTAACTGAAATGATAAATGACCCTGCAATTAATGATGATCCTGTTGATTTAAAACAATTTGAAAAATTAACTGGAACTGAAAATGTACCTATTGTAAATATGCACGTGTGTGCAGATCATGAATTGAGTGATGAAGAAGCAAAACGAGTACTTGATTTTGCACAAAAGACATTAAATGAAAGTGATGGTGTAAAAAAAGATGATATAATTGAAATTGATGAAACTGTAAAAATTGAGGGTATAAATTATATTGTTCCTGTACAACCATTGTCACCACCAAATGGATTAGAGACATTAATTAAATTAAATCAAAAACCTGATTTATTGGATTGGAGTGGAAAAACTTTTACAACGGCTACAAATGAAATCGAAGTAAAAATTGAAGATATTCCTCAACCAAAAGAAATAATTCCAGTGGAAACTTTAACAAAAGAACAGAGAAAAGAAATTGAAAAAAATGAGTTGCTTATTGACCCAGATGCTTCACCAATTGAGCAAGTGGATATGATTAAAAAATTAAAAAGTTTTGAAATACATCAGCCAGATATAGTAAAAAAATAAAAATATTTTATAAAAAAGTTGTAAATAATAAAAGTTTATTTATCTTTGCAGAGTATTTAAATAAAAACAATTAAATTAAAAGATATTGCGGGGTGTGAGAAGTGGTATCTCAGTGGGCCCATAACCCACCGCCTAACAGCCTCGAAGGTTCAACTCCTTCTCCCGCTAAGTAATTAAAATTAAACTACCTGCACGTGGTAATTACTGCACAATCGAAAGATTGACTAAATGTTTAATATAATTTTTTAAAATTTGTGCAGATCAGCCTCTTGCGAAAGCAACGTAACTGCACGTCAGAAAGTCTGCATCCACATGTGGACTTTTTTCGTATACTGAACTCCGTGAGAGAAATCTTATGGAGTTTTTTATTTTATTGTATTTTTAATCCAATTCTTTTGTATTTATAATAAATGAAATCAATCAGAAATGGTTGATTGAGTTAATTAGGGGTACGGTTGTGTAGTTAACTCAATTTTAAAAATAATATGAGAAAAATTAATTAAAAACATATGTCCTTCTTCGCACGTCCGGACCTTAGTTCGATCCAATTCAAACAACTACCAGACTCTGTTCTTGCTCTTTCTGGTCAAACTCAAATTGCAACCATAAGTGGTTTAACTTTGTCTGATGGCAATGGTAGTAATGTAATAATTACTGCTGATCAAGCAGCATCACATGTTGGTGATGTACTTACATATGATGGTGCTGGTACAATTAAATTACTTCCATCTGGTGCTGGTGGTGACCCGATATATCCAATAACATGTAAATCACCCGCAGCAATTACATTAGGTGGTATTAATGCTGGTGATACTCTTTCTGGATGTACTTTATCATATATTATTCAGCAATTATTAGTTCCAACATTGTCACCGACATTAACTGCACCTTCAAGTATATTTAGTGTTCTTCCATTATCAAATCCTTATGAGGTTGGTACAACTCTAAGTGTTATTGGTACTACTCAATTTAATAAGGGTTCAATATATCCACAATATACAAGTGCTTCTCCAGATAGAAGTGGTGGTGCAACATCATATAATTATGTTGATTTTGATGGTATTGTATGTAATTGTCCTGTTGCTATTAATGTGTTAACTTGTTCATATTCAATGCCACTATATAATGTTAAAGAAGGAGTAAGATGTGCATATGGCAGTGTTTCGTATGCTGCAGGTGTTCAACCTAAAGACAGTTCTGGTGCAAATTATTCCACACCTTTAATGACAGGTACTACTTCAGGTTCAACATTTGCAATTATTTGGGGTATATATCCATATTTTTATGGTAAGGTTGCAAGTAGTGGTGCTACTGCAGGAAGTAATAGACCAACGCCAACATGCGCATTAGTTATTGGTGGTACTAAAGTAGTTGCAGACAGTACTGGTACTGTTTCAATTAATTTTAACAGTACTTCTGATGATTATATTTGGTTTGCCATTCCTTCAGGTTCAACAAAAACATGTTGGTATGTAAATGCACTTAATAATGGTACAATTGGTGGTATTGTAAATGCTGGTGGTAATTTATTTCCGAATTGTAATTCAGTTAGTGTTGTGTGTGGATTATGGACTAATGTATGTGGTGGTTCACCACACACATATAATGTTTATATAAGTAATTATCAGTCAGCAGTAAGTACATTAATGACAATAAGTTAAAAATATAAAAAATGGCAATAATATTAAATGACAATACTAAAATAAACGCTGGTAAACCAATTGACACAAGATATTTGACAACTGGTAATACCGCTTATCTTTCAACTGGTGCAACAAATGCAGCAATTCCGATTCCTTTAAGATATACTGGTTTAACAGTAAATATATTGGGAACTGAATATTGGTATAAAAATGGTGTTGATAACACTAATTTAATTGAAAAGAAATTTGATAGTGTAATTCCAAGTGGAAATTTTGTCACGGGAGCAACAAATATTGGATTTTTTAGTGGCTTTACAGGCATAAAAATTTTACCAATAGATTATGTGCTTGATAATTCATATAGTGGTTTATATTATTCATTATATAATAATTATTATAGAAATGTAAACGGTATAATTACTGTAGGTATACCAACAGATGGCATTTCCAAAAGAGGTTATGTAAAAACAACAGGTCTTGTTAAATCATGGATTTGGAATGAATATCTTAGTAGTGGAAATCAACTTGGTTGGATTTTAATTGATGGTAATATTAGTAATCAAATTGGTACATTTCAAAATGGTGTAGTATATTATCCGTCATCAATTCCATATATTCAAACATCGTGGACAACTGGTACTGCGCCTAATAATGGTTCAAGTGTAGTTTTTAGTGGTCTTATTTCAGGTAGTTTAATTACTGGCACTACTATCACTATTGGTGCACCAGTCTTTGGAGAAAAAGTAGGAAAACTTTTAGAATTTAGAACACTTCAAACAAAAACACCTGATACAATTAATATAACTTATGATGAAGCATTTATTTATTTATCTGGTACAAGTGCCAATGCAACTAATGGTCTTACGAGAATTGGAAATACAATTAAACTTGGTGGAACATTAACAGGCACTACTACAATAATTGATGGACGACTTATTTCAAATCGAACAGGTATTGAATATGGTGGAAATTATTCTACTACATATAGTCCACGTTCACTTGTTGATAAAGAATATGTAGATACTAGAAATTCAATTTCTGGTGAAAGAATTACAAAACGAATAACTCAAACATTACATGGTTTTAATACTATGGATGTAATTGGTTGGAGTGGTGGTACTTATAATAAAGCTATTGCTAATGGTACATATGATGGCGAAGTAATTGGACTTGTAACTAAAGTTAGTGGTGATACTTTTGAATTAACACAAGCTGGTTATGTTACTGGTTTAACAGGATTGGTTACAAGTACCACATATTTTTTAAGTGATGTTACTGTAGGCTTATTAACATGTACTGAGCCAATAATAAATAATCATATAAGTAAAGCAGTTATTATTGCTGACACTTCAATTAGTGGTTGGGTGTTACCATATGCTGGAGTTACAATAACAAGTGGTAGTTCGGTAGGCGGACCACTTATTCGAAGTACTTGTCTTCCAACAACTTCAACATATCAAATGACATCATTTGATTTTTATGTTGGTGCATGTTGTGGTACGCTTATTATCTTACCTTTATCTCCGCCTAGAGGTATGGTAGCTGTAATTGCTGATATTAGCTGTTGTGCATCAGGTGCTCCAATAACTATTGCAGGTCCGTTAACGAATGGTCAGGTTCAATCACAAATTAATAGTGATTCAGGTTCATTATCTTATATTTTTAACGGTAATAGATGGAGCGTATTTGCATTTATTGATACACCAGTACCTGTTTAATATTAAATAAAATGATAATATGCCACCAAAAATATTTAAAACATTACAAAGTTTAGCTAATGCTGGATTTAATCAATTATCTGGTCAAACATTAACATTATCTGGTTTTACCACAATTAGTAGTTCAGGTAGATTTAAATATTCAACTGATCAACATAATAATTATAGTGCACGTTCGGTTGTGGATGCTGCTTATGTTACTGGAAAAACTGCTATTATTAGTAATATTGGTTCAAATCAACAAATAATTTATAGAGATGTTTCAGGAATTACTGGAGCAACACATTTAACATATAATAAATTATTGCCAAGTTTAACGTTTGGAATAAATAATCAAGCATTATCAATTGATTCTGCAATTATTGGTGGTAATAATAATTATGTTTCATCTGGAAACACTGGTTCAATAATATTGGGTGGTAATAATATTATTTTAAGTGCTGCAACATATTGTAATACTACTGTAGTACCTAACCTAGCTATTTGGAACACACCTGCAGGCTCTGGAAATATACTTGCTTGGAATAATATAAATAAAAAAGTTTATTTAGTATCTGGCGGTACTGGTGGTGGAGGTACTTGGGGTACAATTACAGGTGTACTTAGTGGTCAAACTGATCTACAAAATGCTCTTAATGATAAAGTAAATACAATAACGTTTGATGATTTCACTGGTACAACAGCACCTAATACTTATGAAACCATAGATGGATTTAATACATATACTGGCATTACAGCACCATTAACATATTTGGGTATTAATGCTTGTGCAAGCGATAGTGCTAAATTAAATAATAAAAGTGCAAGTTATTATCTTAATACTGGCAGTACTGTAATAAATTCACTTGCATTATGTGGTTGTATACCAAGTTGTTTTTTAGGTGCTACAGCTACAGCTTCTGATAGTTTGAAATTAGGTGGTCATTTACCAGCTTATTATCTTAATACTGGTACTACAATTATCTGTGCTAATGATTCAGCTAAATTAAATAATAAATTACCCGCATATTACCTTAATACAGGTAGTACATCAATAAATTCACTTGCATTATGTGGATGTACACCTGATTGTTTTACAAATAAATCCGTTGGAGTAACTGGTGCAACAAATGGTTTAAGTATAACAAATAATAAAATTAAATTAGGTGGTGCATTAACTGGAAATACCTCACTTACTGGTGCATATACACTCAATATTTGTGGTGGTGCTGAACTAAATTCAAATTGCGGTTATCAGATTAGTGGTACAACTATCTTTGATGTTAGTAGAAAATCTTTAAGTAATATTAATATAGGTTGTCAAGCTGCTAATTCGACAGGAACAGGAACTAATAATACGGCTATTGGTTATCGTGCACTTTGTAAAAATACCACAGGTTGTAATAATGTTGCTATTGGTTATCAAGCACTTAGTTGCAATACCATTGGTAATAATAATGTTGCAATTGGTTGTCAGGCACTTCTTAAAAATACAACTGGCACAGATAATATTGCAATTGGTTGTCAGACACTTTGGGATAATATTTGTGGTTGTGATAATATTGCAATTGGTTTTGGTGCACTTATTAATAATAGTTGTGGTTGTAATAACATTGCTAATGGCACTGCTGCGCTTGTTTTTAATACTACTGGATGCAACAATATTGCCAACGGTGTACAAGCACTTTTATATAACATTACTGGATGTAACAACATTGCTAATGGCACTGGTGCACTTGAATGCAATACTATAGGTAATAATAATATTGGTTTTGGTTTATCTGCAGGTTATAGTAATGTTACTGGTAATAGTAATACATTTATTGGTATTTGTGCAGGTTATTATGAAACTACTTCAAATAAACTTTATATTGCAAATAGTGCTACTGTTAATCCTCTTATTTATGGAGATTTTAGCACAAAATGTTTAAAAATAAATGGTAATTTAATTGTAACTGGTAATACCACAAGTTCATCAATAAAATTAACATCAGTAGTAGGTAAAACCACTGAAACAGCTATTGCTTATATTAAGTCTGACGGTACTATTTTATCAGGAACATCAGCAGGTGGAGGTACTTGGGGTTCAATTACTGGTGTACTTAGTGGTCAAACTGATTTACAAACCTGTTTAAATAGTAAATTAGCTTCTGGTGGTACTGCAGTATGTAGCACAACAGCAGGTAATGCTTTATGCCTTAATGGACATTTGGAAGCTAATTTAAATGTTAATAATAGTGTTTGTCTTGGTGGTAAATTACCTGCATATTATCTTAATACAGGCAGTACAATTACTTGTGCAAGTGATTCTGCTAAATTGGGTACTCATTTACCTGCATTCTATCTCAATACTGGTTCTACTGCCATTTGTGCAACATGTGCAATTGGTGCAAAAAATCTTTGTGGCTGTGTACCAGCAAGTTTTTTATTGTCTGGTGGTACTGCTGTATGTTCAACAACTGCAGGAAATGCTTTATGTTTGAACAATCATACTGAAGCAAATTTAAGTGTGGCAAATAGTCAATGTTTTAATGGTAAATTACCTGCATATTATCTTAATACAGGCAGTACAATTACTTGTGCAGCAGACTCAGCTAAATTAAATAATAAATTACCAGCTTACTATCTTAACACAGGTTCTACAAGTATTAATGCTTTAGCTCTTTGTAGCTGTATACCAAGTTGCTTTTTAGGAGCAACGGCTTGTGCAAGTGATTCAGCAAAATTAGGAAATCATCTACCTTCATATTATTTAACAACTGGTAGCACTGCAGCATGTGCTTGTGATTCAGCTAAATTAGGTGGAGTTTTACCTGCGGGATATTTGCTTTCAGGTGGTACAGCTTTATGTGCAGTTTGTGCTGGAAATGCAAGTACTGTGGCTAATTGTACTCCTTCATGTTTTCTTGGTGTTAATGCTTGTAGTGTAGATTCAGCTAAATTAAATAATAAGTTACCTGCTTATTATCTTAATACTGGTAGTACTGCTTTATGTGCAACAACAGCAGGTAATGCTCTATGTCTTAATAGTCATACAGAAGCTAATTTAAGCGTTGCTAATTCAGCTTGTTTGGGTGCTAAATTACCAGCATATTATCTCAATACTGGTAGTACCATTACCTGTGCAAGTGATTCAAATAAATTAAATAATCATTTAAGTACATATTATCTTAATACTGGTAGTACGGCATTATGTGCAACTACTGCAGGAAATAGTTTAAAATTGGGTAATAACTTGCCAGCTTACTATCTTAATACAGGAAGTACTATTGCTCTTGCAACTTGTAGTACTACAGCGGGTAATGCTTTAAAACTTGGTAACGTATTACCAGCAGGATATTTATTAAGCGGTAGTACTGCTTTATGTGCAACAACAGCAGGTAATGCTCTATGTCTTAACGGTCATACTGAAGCTAATTTAAGTGTAAATAATTCAGCTTGTTTTGGTGCTAAATTACCAGCATATTATCTTAATACAGGTAGTACTATTACTTGTGCAGCAGACTCAGCTAAATTAAATAATAAATTACCAGCATATTATCTCAATACTGGCAGCACATCAATAAATTCGTTAGCTCTTTGTAGTTGTATACCAAGTTGCTTTTTAGGGGCAACAGCATGTGCTTGTGATTCAGCTAAATTAGGCAATCATTTACCAGCATATTATCTCAATACTGGTAGTACTATTGCTTTATCAACTTGTAGTACTACTGCAGGTAATGCTTTATGTTTAGGCACTAAATTACCTGCTTATTATCTTAACACAGGTACTACTATTTTTTGTGGCTGTTCACCAAGTTGTTTTTTAGCTGTTGGTGGTACTGCTGTATGTTCAACAACTGCAGGAAATGCATTGTGTCTTAATGGACATACAGAAGGTAATTTAGTGGTAGCAACAGCAAATAATTCTGTTTGTGTTAATGGACATTTAGAAGCAAACTTATCTGTGGCTAATTCAGCTTGTTTAGGTGCTAAATTACCAGCATATTATCTTAACACAGGTAGTACTGCCATTTGTTCAACAACTGCAGGAAATGCTTTAAAATTGGGCAATAATTTACCTGCTTATTATCTTAACACAGGTACTACTATTATGGGTGGTTGTACTCCAAGTTGTTTCTTGGGTGCTACTGCATGTGCTGTAGATTCAAATAAATTAAATAATCATTTAAGTACATATTATCTTAATACTGGTAGTACGGCATTATGTGCAACTACTGCAGGAAATAGTTTAAAATTGGGTAAT